AAATACTTCCAAAGACGAAGTGTCGGATATTATTAGAGGTTAAGAGATGGCTATTGAGAAAAGTTTGATGACGGAAGCCCCGCAAGGTGAAGATCTAAATAAAGGACAAGGGCTAGAGATTGAGATTATAGACCCAGAAGCGGTTATCTTAGATGATGGCAGCGCAGAAGTAATTCTTATACCGGGAGCTGATGAAGAAGAATCAGAGTTTGATGCCAATCTAGTAGACGATCTAGATGAAAAAGAAAAGAATATTCTACTAGACGAGTTGATGGGCCTAGTAGAATCAGATATACAGAGTCGTAAGGATTGGGCTGAGACTTATGTAAAAGGACTAGACATCCTTGGATTTAAGTACGAGGAGCGTACCTCACCGTGGGAAGGAGCTTGCGGGGTACACTCTACTGTATTGGCAGAAGCGGCTATTCGTTTCCAAGCAGAGGCTATGGCGGAGACATTTCCTGCACAAGGCCCAGTAAAAGTAAAAATTCTGGGTAAAGAGACAAAGGAAAAAGAAGAAGCTGGTGAGCGCGTACGTGCAGACATGAACTACGAGTTAACAGAACGTATGGTGGAGTATCGTCCTGAGCATGAAAGAATGCTATATAGCCTAGGACTTGCAGGATCGGCGTTTAAGAAGGTTTACTTCGACCCTAATATGGGTAGACAGTGTGCAATCTATATTCCAGCAGAAGACGTTATAGTGCCTTATGGGGCATCTAACATAGAAGAGGCCGAACGTGTTACTCATGTAATGCGTAAGACTAAGAACGAATTACGTAGGCTACAAGCCAATGGGTTTTATGCTGATGTAGATATGGATGATCCACAACCATATCAGACTGATATTGAAGAGCGTAAGGCTGAAGAAGCTGGTTATCAGATGACTAGTGATGACCGTTATACTATATATGAGATACATGCGAACCTTGTTATTGAAGGCATTGATGACGAAGATGACCTAGCTAAACCATACGTAGTAACTCTAGAACGCAGCACAGGTGAATTACTATCTATTAGACGTAATTACGAAGAAGATGACGAGTTAGAAATGAAGCGTCAACACTTTGTACACTACTCTTACGTGCCCGGATTTGGCTTCTACGGCCTTGGACTGATACATATAATAGGGGGGTACGCTAAAGCAGGAACGTCGCTTATACGGCAATTGGTGGACGCTGGTACACTATCTAACCTTCCGGGCGGTCTAAAATCACGTGGTTTACGCATCAAAGGTGATGATGAGCCTATCGAGCCGGGTGAGTTTAAAGACGTAGATGTACCATCAGGTAGCATACGTGACAATATTATGCCGCTACCATACAAAGAGCCTAGTCAGACCCTACTAGCGTTACTTAACCAGATTACTACAGAAGGTCGTAGACTAGGTGCAGTGGCGGATATGGACATCTCTGATATGTCTGCAAACGCGCCAGTTGGTACTACACTAGCTTTGTTGGAGCGTACATTGAAGCCTATGGCTGCTGTACAGGCTCGTGTGCATTATGCGATGAAGTTAGAGTTCCGTATGTTAAAAGAACTGATGGCAGAGAATGCGCCAGAGCAATACGGATATGAGCCACATAGAGGAGAGATGACTGCTCGTAGGCAAGACTATGAGATGGTAGAAGTAATTCCTGTAAGTGATCCTAATAGTACGACTATGGCACAGCGTGTAGTTCAGTATCAGACTGTATTGCAGATGTCACAGCAAGCTCCACAGATTTATAACCTTCCCCAGTTACACCGTCAGATGATTGAGGTGTTGGGTGTGAAAAACGCGGACAAGTTGGTACCTACGAAAGACGATGTAAAACCAACAGATCCGATCAGCGAAAACATGAACGTGCTAACAGGTACCCCAGTAAAAGCGTTCTTGAATCAAGACCACGAGGCTCACATTGCTACGCATACAGCGTTTATGCAAGATCCTATGGTTCAACAATCTCTGGGTAAAACCCCAGATGCACAGAAAGCTATGATGGCGTTACAAGCGCATATAGCAGAACACGTCGCATTTAGATACCGCAAACAAATGGAAGAGAAGATTGGTGCTCCGCTGCCATACTTAAACGAAGAGTTGCCGGAAGATATAGAAGTAGGCGTCTCACGTTTAGCAGCGCAAGCAGGTGAACAAATATCCATGCGTCATAAGCAAGAAATGGCTCAGAAGCAAGCCATGCAGCAGGCGCAAGATCCTATACTTCAGTTGAAGCAACAAGAAGTGCAAATCAAGCAGCAAGAAATGCAGCTTAAAGCACAGAAAGACAAACTTGAAGCTCAGATAAAACAAGCTGAAGTACAGCGTAAAGCTCAGAAAGATCAAATGGATGCAGAGATTGATCGGCAACAACTAGAGATTGACAGACAGGAGTTGCAGATTGATGCCCAGAAAGCGGGTGCAAAACTGGCGGCAGATAGACGTACCGCTAACACTAAACTGGATCTAGACCTTATGAAGGCTAGAACTGATGCGATGAATAAACAACGTAAGGAATAACTTATGGCTACTACCGTCTTAGACGTGCTTATAGAAAAGATAGATGATGGTGTTAAAAACACTGAATACTATCTTGCTGCAGGTAATGCCAAAGACTATGCCCAATACAAAGAAACTGTGGGTGTAATCCGAGGTCTAAAATCTGCAAAAGACTTTATTGCAGAAATGCAAACACATTTGGAGGACGATGATGAGTGATTTAAAAATTGTCCCTAAAGAAGCAGAAAGTCCAGAAGAACTAGAAAGTCAAATACCTTCACCTGTGGGCTATAGAGTGCTTATTGCTCTACCTGAAGTAGAAGAGACTTATGGTGAATCTGGAATTATTAAGTCTGCAAAAGAGCAAAACCTTGAACACATCATGTCTATTATTGGACTTGTCGTTGATATGGGTGACGAAGCGTACTCAGACAAAGAAAGGTTCCCTAATGGGCCGTGGTGTAAAGAAGGCGATTATGTAATGTTCCGTGCTAATTCTGGCACGCGATTTAAAATAGGTGGTGCTGAGTTTAGATTGATGAATGACGATTCAATCGAAGCAGTAGTACCCGATCCCCGTGGCATAACACGAGCGTAAGGAGATAGAGATGGGTTTTCAAAAAGTTGAGTTTGAGTTTCCTGATGAGCAGGAAGAAAAAGGTCTTGAAGTTGAAGAGACTGGGGCAGTGGAGATTGATTTGACTGGGAAAAAGACTGCCGAAGATTATAAAGAGCCAGAGCCCGAGCCAGAGGTTGAAGCTAAAGAAGAAGTCGAGATAGAAGTTGTAGACGACACTCCTAAAGCTGATCGTAAGCGCAAGGCTTCTGAACCGCCTGAAGATGTTACAGAAGAAGAGTTAGAAAATTACTCTGAAAAAGTACGTAAACGTATCCAACATTTTAGCAAGGGCTACCATGACGAACGCAGAGCAAAAGAAACAGCCGAGCGTGAACGCAAAGAGCTTGAGCGATACGCTAAACAGTTATCGGAAGAAAATAAACAGTTACAAGAATCCGCAGTAGCATCACAAAATGCGTTACTTGAACAGTCTAAAAAAGAAGCTGAGAAAGATGTAAATGTAGCTAAGTTTGCATACAAAAAGGCTTATGATGCCGGTAATGCTGATAAAGTATTAGAAGCACAGGAAAAACTTACTGACGCTAAACTAAAATTAGATAAGCTGTCAGATATACCTTTACAAGATGAATCATTTCCTGTACAAAGTGAAGAAACAGCAGTACAAACCCCACAAGTTGACGAAAAAGCATCAAATTGGGCTAAAGATAACACTTGGTTTGGGGCAGATGATGAGATGACTGCTTATGCTATGGGTGTACACAATAAGATTGTTAAAGAAGGTGTAGACCCTAGTAGTGATGAATACTACGAGAAAATTGATTCTCGTATGCGTTCTACCTTTTCAGATTATTTTGGAGAGGATGAACAACCCGAAGAGCAAGAAACTAAGAAGCGAAAATCTAATGTGGTCGCTCCCGCATCGCGGAGCACGTCGCCCAAGAAGGTGACATTAACGCGGACACAAGTAGCTATCGCTAAAAAGTTAGGAGTACCGCTTGAACTATACGCCAAAAAGGTTGCTGAAGAGATGAGGAAAGTGTAATGGCTGATAATAAACTAAACCGTACAGACCGTGAGTTAGAAACTCGAGAAGTTACAAAACGTAAATCAGCGTGGAAACGCCCTGATGTTTTACCAAGTCCAACGCCCGAAGAAGGGTATGCGTACAGATGGATTAGGGTGTCTATGGTAGGTAATACAGACGCTACAAATGTCTCATCAAAATTAAGAGAAGGTTGGGAGCCAGTTAAGGCAGCAGACCATCCAGAGATCACGTTAGTAGCAGTAGAACACGATAAGTTCGCTGACAACATTGTGATTGGTGGTTTGATGTTATGTAAAGCTCCAGTCGAGCTTGCTGAAGATCGTAATGCGCACTACACAAAACAGGCGCAAGCGCAGATGCACGCTGTAGACAACAACCTTATGAGGGAAAGTGATCCTAGAATGCCTATCTTTAATGATAGAAAGTCTAAAGTTACTTTCGGAAAAGGTTAATTCAATTTTTAGGAGATAATCATGGCTACTACAGCTACTCCGTTCGGGCTAAAACCCGTACAACTGCTTGGCGGCACTTCATTTGCGGGCGCTACCAGACAGTATAAAATTGCTAACAACTACGACACTAACATCTTCAACGGACAAGTAGTAGAAATCGTTGCGGATGGTAGTATTGAGTTGGACGAAGCATCAGGTGCAGCCGCTTCACAACTTTCCGCAGCAGCGATTGGTGTGTTTGTAGGTTGTTCTTACACTTCACCTGAAAGTGGTCAAGTCGTATTCAGTAACTACTACCCAGCAAGCACTGCTGCGGATGATATTGTTGCATACGTAGTTGACGATCCAAACACTTTGTTCAAAGCACAAGCGGACGGCACATTGGCAGAATCTGCCCGTGGCGCAAACATCCACTTTGCTGCGGCACAGTCTGGGTCAACAGGTAACACCACAACTGGAAACTCAACAAGTGCTTTAGATGCTAGTGAAATTGCTAC